ACCAGACAAGGTATTGAAAAGATAGCAGCAAAAGAAAACATAGCAATCAACTATGAGGTTGTAAAATGTGATCCTAACTTTGCAGTTATAAAGGCCTATGCAAAAAAAGAAGATGTAGAAATACAAACCTTTGGTAGTGCTTTAAAAGGTGCTAACTATAAAGACGGGAATTGCAACTCCTGGTACGTAATGGAGATGGCAGAAAAACGTGCTTTGTCAAGATCGGTTTTAAAACTAACTGGGTTTTACGAACTTGGAGTATTTGGTGAAGATGAAAGCGATGACTTTAAAAGAAAATAATATGCAGATAAAACAAGAATTTAAAGATTTAATACCATCACTTACAAAAGAAGAATTTAAGCAATTAGAAAATAATTGTATGAGTGAGGGTGTAAGGGAAAAAATACTTACTTGGAATGGTTTTATTATAGATGGTCATAACCGTTTTGAAATAGCTACTAGGTGGGATTTAGATTATAAAACCGAAAGCAAACATTTTGATAATGAAGAAGCGGTTAAAGAATGGATGATACTAAACCAATTTGGTAGAAGAAATTTAAGTAACTACCAAAGAAGTGTTTTAGCATTAGAACTTGAAGATGTTTTTAGTAAGAAAGCAAAAGAAAAACAAAAAGAGGCTGGTGGAGCGGTTCGTCAGAAATCTGACAAAGCGGTAATTGATACCAAAAAAGAACTATCAAAAGTTGCTTCAGTTTCACACGATACAATAGCTAAAGTAAAAAAGATACAAGAGAAAGCACCAGAAGAAGTAAAAGCAAAATTAAGAACTGGTGAAGTAAGTATTAATGCTGCTTATAAAGAAATTAAAAAAGAAGAAAAGAAAGCTGAATACAAAGAAAAGGTTTTACAAGAAAGAATAGAAACTAAAATAAGTGATAATATAAAAAATGGTGATAGCTTAAAAATATTAGAAACTTTAGAAGATGGTTGCATTGATGTTGTCTTGACAGACCCACCTTATGGTATAAGCTATGTTTCTAACCGCTCTATGTTTGATGATGCGATTACCAAGCGTGGATTGTTAAATGACGGTAAAAAAGAAGCGTTTGAGTTGTTGGATAAGACTTGTAGAATTTTACAAAGAAAAACCGCAAACAATGCACACCTATATTTTTTTTGTAGCTGGGGGGTTTTTAGTGACTTTGAAAAAATTATAAGTAAATATTTTACTATTAAAACACCTATTGTTTGGGACAAAGGTAATAAAGGTTCTGGTGATTTAGATAATGATTGGGGAAATCAAACAGAAATTATTTTATATTGCGTAAAGGGTAAGAAGTTAGTAAACACAAGACGTGGTAATTTAATAAGTGTAGCAAGGTTACACACATCAAAAATGGTTCATCCAACACAAAAGCCAATAGAACTTTTAAAAGAAATATTAAAAGTATCTGTAACAGATGGTGATTTTATAGTTGACCCGTTTATGGGGTCGGGTAGCACAATTAAAGCTGCTAATGAACTTAAATATAAAAGTCTTGGTATTGAATTAGACGGTGAAATGTTCAATATTGCAAATAATTTTATTAATGGATAATTTCAGAAAATTAGAAAATAAATTTTTTAAAGAAATTGAATTACACATTAAAAAAGCATATCCAAAAATTAATGGTAATTTAGTACCGTCAACATATAAAGAAGATACTGAATTTTCTTTTGATGCAAAAATAAATGACAAGCAGTTTTCAATTAGAATACGAAAACACAAATATTTAAAATACCCAGACTTAACAATAAGGGCAAAAAGTAAAAACAATGGTAAAACAGAAATAGATAAAATTAGAGATGGTTTGGCACAAGTTTATTTTTATGCCTATATGAATAAAAAAGAAAATTATTTAGTTAAAATTAGAATGGTTGATGTTGTTTCAATTAGAAAATTAACACAAAAAAATAAATATAAAAGAAGAAAAAATAGTGATGGTACAGAGTTTAACACATATTTGTTTTCAGACATAAAAAAAGAAAACGGTGATTTATACAAGTACGACAAATAAAAACACGAGGTGTTGCGTGTATTGACAACACCAAAATTTAATTTATATATTATGAGTGCAATTATCAATGGAAGTATTAGAGTAGATAGACTACCTAAAGAGAAATTTATCAAAGGAAAAGATGGTGCAGTTTACTACAATTTCACAATCGCAGTACAAGATGAAACCAGGTATGGTAACAACGTAGCTTTTATGGATAGTCAAACCAAAGAAGAACGTGAAGCAAAGGTTGCTAAAACCTATTTAGGTAATGGTAAGGTTGTTTGGATGAGTGACCAGGGGGTAACAGTAGCAGAAAGAGATGACCAGCCACAAGCGGTAAAAGAACCAGCTGGAGATGATTTACCATTTTAATTAACAAAGGGTGTAGGTTTTTAACTTGCACCTTTTTTTTATACATTTAACAAATGACAGAAAAAGAAACAGAACAGAATATGTTAATGGAATTTATAGCAGATAGTTGTAAGATTGACATTAATGAAAAATTAGAATACCCACCAGTATGTTTAAGCTATGGTGAAAAGGTTTTACAATCAGATAAAGGTGATAGCATTATCCCAATAGCATTAGGTACGTTTGGCAACCTTTCAGTAATTACTGCACCACCAAAAACAAGAAAAACATTTTTTGTATCATTATTAGCTAGTGCATATTTAAGTGGAACAAATATTTATGGTGGTAATATAAAAGGTCATAGAGGTGATGGTGATTTAATTCACATAGATACAGAACAAGGTGCTTGGCATTGTAGCAAAGTATTTCGCAGACCATTAGATATGGATAGCAACATACCAAAAGACAAATACCACACCTTTGCATTGCGTACAATAGGATATAAAGAAAGATTAGAATTTATTGAATACTACTTAAAGGAAAATATAAAAGAACCATCTCTGGTTATTATAGATGGTGTAGCAGATTTATGTGCTGATGTAAACAACATAGAGAAAAGTAATGAATTAGTAAGTGCATTAATGAGAATAAGCCAACAACAAAACGTACATATAATTTGTGTGATACATCAAAACTTTGGTAGTGCTAAACTCGGAACTGGTCATTTAGGTTCTGCATTAGAAAAGAAAGCTGAAACGGTAATAAGTTTAGAAGCCAACACAGTCAATAAAGATTACACAACGGTAAAGTGTGGTAGAAGTAGGGGTTACTCTTTTGAAACATTTAGCTTTCAAGTAAATGAAAAAGGCTTACCAATAATAGTAGGTGATTTATATGACCCATTAAAATAGATATGGTACAAAGAACAATGATATTAGTTGCTGCAAAGCACAAAGAATGGCTAGAAATAGTTTTATCCTTTGGTTGCAAAAAAGAAGTGGCAGAAGATTTAGTACAAGAAATGTATATTAAAATACAACTCAAACTTGAAAAGGGTTTAGATATAATGTACAATGAAAAAGAAATAAACTACTACTACATTTTCAAAACATTAAGAACATTGTTTTACGATTTAAAAAGAAAAGGTAAAAACATCACTATGGTTTCTATGGATGATATACACCTAACAACCACAGATGTAAACTTTACTGAACCATACGATAAAATACAAGAAGAACTATCTAAAATGTTTTGGTATGATAGAAAAGTGTTTGAGGTTATAAATGAGGGTGAAAGTATTGCAGAATTTTCTAGGAAAAGTATGATACATTACTATTCACTTTACAACACATATAACAAAGTAAAAAGCAAACTAAAAAAACTATTATGAAACTAGGAAACATTATTTATTACATAACTAAATATACTGGTGTGAAATACCTAGTGGATAAATACCACAAATTAAGAGGTACTAAATGTAATTGCAACAACAGAAGAAAAAAGTTAAATGAAATAAAAATAGATAGATGGTAAAATTTAATAAACAAGACTTTGAAAGCTGGAGCAACTTTAGATCAGAACCCAAAAGCACATTACAACCAAACGAGTTTGAGTTGATTTGTCAGTTACACGCATCTTACTACAAACATAAATACCATAAACCTTGCACTTGTAACCCAAAGAAAATAAAATTATGGATAAAACAACTTAATATAATCTGGAACAATGGGAATTAAAAAAATTAATGAATGGGAAAAAGCGGTTGTATTTCTTCTTAACCTAGATGGCTGGGAGTTGGAACATTGCGGTGATGGTTATTCTAGGTATGATGCAAAAGGTAAAACACCTAAAGGTAAGGATTGTGTTATAGAGATGAAATTTCGCAACAAGCACTATGAAGACAAGATGCTTGAAAAAGACAAGTATGATGCTTTAATGGCTTTAGATGATGAGGTAAAGATATACTTTGTTAATGATCCTAAAGGAAACTTTATGTATTGGCTTAACACTTTAGAGATGCCAAAGACTGTAAAGAAGTATTGTCCAGATGCTACAATTTGGACAAAGAAACGATTGCTTAAAGATGTTTACTTGCTTAAAGAAAACCAAGCAGTTAGAATTAATATAAACATAGAACCAAATTAGTTGTTAAATGTTTTGTTTATAATATAGATTAATGTATATTGCGTTATGATAGTAAACGAAGCAGCTTGGGAGAAGTTAAAAAAGCAAATAGAATTTCATACTGAACAAGATAGTGAGATAACAGATGTACAAATTAACTACCAAGTAAAACAAGGTAAAAAGAATTATTTAAAACTTAACATAACAATAGACAAATGGGACAAGATAACAGAATAGAAGAATTAGAAAAAGAAATTTTGCAATTAGAAGC